CGTTCAGCTTCTGTTGGGCTTGCAACAAGACCAAAGAAGTAGAAGGAGTGGTGCCTGGGGTGCCAACGGTGTTACCGATGGTTTTGTACGCATTGGCAACGTCAGCATCAATGCTGGAGGCCAACTGGCTGATACGCGGCTTGAGAACACGCTCTGCAAAGTCGTCCAATTGCATGGTCAACTCAGCAGACGTGAAGTTCACGCCAATGTGCTTTTGGCTGGCAACGGACAGGGTTGTGAACTGCTCGTTGTCGTCCTGCACTTGCAGGGCAGCGCCGTCGGTGACCAGAGCGCGGTCAGGCAGACGAATACGCAGAGTAGAACCGATCTTTGCACCTTCGACAGCGAAGCTGTCGTCGTACTGACGGTTTACGTTACGGGTGAGTACCAGGTTGTTCTCGAGGATTTCGAGAGCCTTCCGGGTAATCATGTCAATGGTAAGAATGCTATTAGCCATGAAAAAAGTCCTTTAAAAAATTAGCGGTTAGCCTGCGCTTCCCACTTCTTACGCTGCCGTGCTCTTTCGGCTTCAATCCACTGCGAATCAGTCATGGTCTTGATAGACCGTGGATCCGTAGTGTCATAGGCCGGTGATCCAGTGGATCGGGCAGAGACAGGCGAAATAGGTGCTGGCGCTGACGATGTACGTTTCACGGGCGGGTCTGATGCCAATTTGGCTTCAATCCGTCCAATCTCTTTAGCCTGGGCGAGTGGCGACAGACGGGAAATGCGTTCCGCTTCCTTGGGGTTTGTGCCGAGATGGTATGCCAACTCAGGCCCAATATCCGAGGATTGGATTGCCTCTGCCATCACGTTGGTGATTGGAAGTTTGGGGTTGTACGCGACTTGTTCAAAGTCTTCGTATTTGCTCCGTGCTTCTTCTTCCTTCTCGTGATAGCTTTCAAGAACTTGCGACTGCTGTTTTGCCGCTTCACGCTGTGCAATCAATTGCTCGGCCTTTTGATAGGCCAGCGCGTCGGCGTAAGCCTCCGTGCTTTCAAATTGATCAGCAGACTGAACCGGCGCGACTCTTAGCGCTTGCGTTTCCGCAGCGCGTTGCGCTTGATCTCGTTCCCACTTCCTTTGCTCTCTTGCAAGGCGTTTGCCGATTGCAGCGTCCAATTCTTCCTGTGTGAAAGTTTTAGCCTGCTGGTCTTCAGCTACTTCCGGCGCTTTAACTTCGGGTTCAGGTGCAGCCGTTGCCACCTGTTCCGGCGCGGGGTCAACTACCGCTAGGTTTTCTTCTGACATTTTTGATTCCATAGAATCCCTGGTGAACGCACCAGTACGTTTTTAAGGACTAAGTGCTGCCACCTTGTCCTGGAATGCTTTAATTCGTGCCTCTAAAGCGGCGCGGTCTTGAGCCACTGCGGCTTCCGCAGCAGCGAGTTTATCTTGACGGTACGCAATGTCTGTTTCCTTGTCGTTCAGTTTCTTTTCCAATGCCGCAAGTTCAACACTCTTAGCGTTAGAAACCGCAGCAAAATCGTCAGCGGCTTTGGCTGTTTCGGTGGCTTTGGCTGTCGCAGCGGCAGCTTTAGCTTTAGCTGCGGCTAGATTGTCTTTGGCTTGCGCCAGCATATCGTCGGCTTGCGTCTTGGCTATTTCCAAAGCTGCTTTAGCTTCATCGCGTGCAGCAAGCGTTTCTGCCACCGCGTTCATCGAGCCTTGGCGTTGCGCTAGTTCAGCCTGCAAATTGACCAGCGTGGTCAACTCGTTAGGTAATTGATTCTTGATGTAATCAAGCAGATTGGTGTGGTTTATGGAACCACCGTCACCGTGAAAGTCCATGATGCAATCCTTTAGGTGTAGTAGGTAATGTTCAACTTGGAACTAGCAGTCTGCTCAATAAATCTGATGGCTTTTAAGTCACCGTCATATTGAAGCGTTACGCCAGCCGCAAGCGGCATTCCTACGGACGCAGTAGGATTTACGCCATCATCTCGCCACCGAACGCCTTGGGTTTCTGGCGTAATAAGCGCGATTGCTGGACGACAATTCAACCCGTTTACGTCAACGGTAGGCACTGTCAAAGCCGTTGCCGAGGTCAACGAAGTGATTTGCTGATAGCCCAAACGGGTGGTGATAGCTTTCAGATTAAGTGACATCTAGAATCTCCTGCGCTCGGTAAAAGAGCGAATTTCAATGAACAGTTGAAGAATAGCAGAATTTGGGGCACTCCCAAAGAATAGACCACCAAAAAACGCGCCAAGAAAAAAATCGTTGCTAACTCCGCTGAAAAAATCACCGGCAAAAAATGTCCCGCCAAAAAAGTTCAACTTGATTGCCCTTCGGCTACCGCAGCTTCATATGCAGCGAGTTCTTCGCCTTCCAGTTCAATTTCCTTGACCTCGCCGGTCTGGACGTTTACTTCGATTCGTGTTGGTGTAGTCATGGTGTTACTCGTACAAAATGTTGATAGTGCCAGCATCAAATGTATTTGTTCCGCTTCTTGTCAAACGAACAGCAGTTAAAGTGCCTGACAACGCGACTGAACTCATTGTGAAAGTAATAGCTGCTGTGCTAACGTAACCTGAGTAAGTTGCCACCCATGTATTCGTTGACGAATCCAAAAGTACCATATTCATTATGCCTATATTCACATTGGCTGCGGTTGCATTCCTAATTACAAACCCGTTTCCAGGTTGTTCCGCAGCAGAACTGGGCACAGTGCTAAGATTTTGCGCTCCACCCAAATAACCAGAAGTTACATAGGTCGGTGTGCCACCATACCCAAGCTGCACCAAGGGGTTGTTTGTCCCAGATAGTGATACCCCATTAAACATAACGGTAATTCGTTTCACCCAGCTTGGCAGGCTTGTGAAATCTACGGTCGCTTGTGTTGTCAGTGTTACCGCTGTACCAGATGCTACCCTTGACCCCCAAGCTGCTGTAGAACCATTAGAAGTCAAAATTTGCCCATCTGTGCCAATACCTAAACGGGTTGCGCTATTTGTCCCATTGCCAAGAATCAGGTCGCCGGTAGTGGTAACTGGTGACAAAGCATTGAATGCGGCAGATGCTGTGGTTTGTCCTGTGCCACCATTTGCTATAGCTACTGTACCTGTGACGTTTGCGGCTGTGCCTGTGGTGTTTTGATTCAATGTCGGAACATCACCTACAGCAATTGCACGCATGGTGACGTTTGTACCGTCACCCGCTAAAAACCGTGAATTTTGAACGCTTCCGGCCAAAGCATTAATAGCTGCTTGTTGTGTAGTCGCCCCAGTGCCTCCATTGGCAATTGGTAATGCTGTGCCTGAGTAGCTTATTGCAAGCGTTCCGCTGGTGGTAATTGGCCCGCCTGTAACAGACAAAAACGCTGGCACGGTAGCGTCTACCGATGTAACGGTGCCTGAACCGCCTCCACCGCCGGAATACTGAGGAATGTTGAGCGTATTGCTTACAAATGTAGCAGCGCCTGACGTCCCCGTGGTTGTTAGCGTGATTGGCGCTTGGTAATCAGTTCCGGCAGATGCAGCAGAAATTGCCGTGCCGTTGCCCTTCAGTACGCCAGTAATGCTGGTGGATAAAGTAATGGCTGGCGTTGTAGTGTCAGTCGCCACAGTTCCTGCAAACCCATTGGCAGAAGCAACAGACACTGATGTGACTGTGCCAGACCCGCCACCGGAAGCGGCAATGGTTTGATTAGGCCAAGTTCCAGTGATGGTGACGTTTGTTCCTGCTACCAAAGCTGGTGTAGCTGTGCCAGTGCCGCCATTGGCAACATCCAAAATGCCCGCAAATGAATGCGTAGCGTCCCAAGCAGCCGCACCGGTTGCGCTGAACGAAGCGTCAGCAACGGTTGAATGCGTTACGGTAATGGTCATGCCAAAAAGCGTAATTTATATAGGGTTCGCAGATAAATTTCGATGATGTTGTCAATCAACTGCTGAAGCGAAGAGTCAGTTTTGTCGCACACCTCGTACCGAGCGGCCTCAATTTCAGCCAACGAGTCCTCTAGAAACTCAATGACGTTGCTGGTCTTCTTTGCTGAGTGCAAGGTGATTGGGCCAATCAAACCATGACGGCCTTGGTAGGCTTCGGCAAAATCATCCGCCGCGCCGACAATACGGTCGTAAAAAATATTCAGCGCCGTGTGTTTGCTAAAACTGCGGGTGTTCAAGTGAACGCTGTGCGTCACATCACGGGCTAGAAACAGCAAGCCTAAAAAATCAGCGGGTTTCATTGTTGCATCTCCATCGGCATCTGTTCTGGTTGTTCACGCATCTCAGGCATCATATTTTGTGACTCCATCGCCGCCGCAACCACGCCCATAGCAATATCTTGAATCTGTTGCTCGGTCATGCCAGCTTGCACCGCAGCAATTCGCTTGGTTTCGGCTTCGTACATTTTGACCTCGGCCTCAAAGTCTTTGCGCTGTTGGTCTTGCATCTCAATCGACTTGCCAACGTTTTGGATCATCTGGAACATCTGCTCCATCTCTTGGCCCATCGCTTGGATTTGCATCTCAGCCTGCTGCAACTCAGGCGGCTTGTCGCCGTCCTGCATCAGCTTAGGATCAATGGTCTTCGCAAAGCGTTTAGCCATCTCTTGAGCACCAGGCCAGTCCATGTTCTTCACAAACAGATCACCGGCCACTTGCCATAGTTGCGGGTTGCCTTGCAGCAACTGCGCCATCGCTTCCAGCGCCTCTTGGCGCTTGGTGGCGTAGCCTGGGCCGGTGGTGACCACCACGTCGTACTTGCCGACCGACGGGTTGTAGATCTTGTCGATCACAATGCCTTCTTGGTTGACAATCTTCTTGACCGGCTCGGCCTGCATCGGGTCAATCTTGACCATATCGGTCTCACCGTCCTCACCAATGATCCGCGCCACCCGCTGGGTGTCGTAAATCTTGGGGATCAGGTCAACCAACTGCCGGGTGATGTGCCGCACGCCGCGCGCCAGGTTGTCGCCGTAGTGGTAAGTACCTACATCACCCTCACGCTGACGCGCAAGAATTGCCTTTCCTGAGCGTTCGTTGGAACTCATGCCCAAAGATGCGTTGTATTGGCCAGTTGACGATTTGATGTCCTCGGACGCGCCAGCCTTGGCTTGCAGCAGCCCGCTGGACGCCATTGGAGGCTGGGCGCGCTGTGGTAGGGGCAGAATGCTGCCAGAACCGTCTGTAACGTCGGGATTTACCTCTAAATACGGCCAATTGGTCGTATTTGCGGTCTTCCACTGGGTTTCGTAACCCTCAAACTGACCGCCGTAGCCAATAAATGGCGCTTTCGGGGCCAAAGCCAGCATTTCTGCCTCTTGTGACACCCAATAGTTGTACATCCGTTGGGCATCTTTGGCGTTTCGGACGATTCCGGACACATACAGACGCCCATCAACCTCAAATTCGTTGCCAACGATGCGAACAACCGGGATGTACTTGCCCGCCCACTCGCGCTCTTCAAGGATTTCGTACCCGTTGATCTTGCAATACTTGATTCTGCACCGATCCGACTCGCGTGTCTTCAGCGGTTTGCCAAACTGGGCCTTCAGCATCTTGTCCTCGGGTGTACCGGCAAACGCCGTGATGTTCCCTGGGTACAAATTCAGCGTGGCACGGTCGTAGTCAACGTAGTAGTAGTCCGCAATGCGGATCGTGTCTTCGTTGAGCCATTGAGACAGATTCTGGTCACCAACGCCCAACGACTGCAAGGTCGTGATAGGCGCTGAGTTAGGGTACATACGCTCATAGTCAGCTTTCGTGATGTCCTCGGTGATGAAACACCACTTGGCATCAGACCCGCACGGGTCTTGGATCGTCGGATCCATGTAGACGCTGAAACTGTTACGGACGCGCCCGATCTTGATGTCTTGGTCAAAGGTGTTGTCGTCGCAGTATTCGGTCAGGATGCGGA